GAAGCCGCCGATGCTGCAACAGTGGATTTTAATTTTGTGCCACCAATGGGCACGCCAGAGCCGCTGTCGCCAGAGGCCCCACCGCCGTTGGTAACGCCACCGCCTCTGTCGCCCCCGCCACCGACTGCCCCTGCAAGTCCAGCCGAACCGAATAAGCGAAAAGAACTTGCGTACCAACTTAAAGAATTCGCTCAGACTCCGAGCAGTTCCCCCGAAACAGCTACAAGTTTAATGTCTGGGGCAGCTAAAATCGGCGTAACGAAAAACCAAATGAGCCGCTTGTATAGACAATACGCGGCGGGGCTACCCAAGTAAGTCTGAAAACCTTAATAAATCATTTGACAAACCGTAAGCATTACGGTTGTATCCCCACATGTTTCCACGTAAAGCTACTGTGCCGAAGCCACTAGAGCATTGGTTTAATGATATTGTTGCAATTACTCGACTCCGAGAGATTCTCGACGACCCTATCCTGCAACTTGCATGTGCTACCCTAACGAATGCAGCACAACCGACTTACTCAAGTATTGTCGGTAGCTCCGGCAACAACGAACGCATCTGTTGGCTAGGCGGGTATACTGATTTTTACCGAGATCTACAGAAACTTACTAAATCTCCGACATCACGAAACAGTGTGCCGGAAGAATGGTCCCACATTGAATAATCCTCTACCATAAATTATGAGCGCACTAGAAGCAGCACCAGTTGAAGCTCCAGCAATGGAGTCCGCACCACCCGATAACGGTGGATTTGTTGAATCCCTCGATTCGTTTTTCGATTCGATTGATAACCCGCAAGCCGAGAGTCCCGCTCCTGCGGCACAAGCGGAAGCCCCATCGAAAACCCCTAAGTCCAACGATCCACTGTCCGATCTTGACTTTGAGGACAACGCAAAGGACTGGACCCCACAAGCAGCACGGCGATTCAAGGAGCTCAAAGCGGAGTTGAAGACCTACAAGACCCGTGCGGACGAGCTTGAGCAGGATACGGCCCATAAAGCCAGCCGTTTGCAGGAACTTGAAGCCGTTGCCAATAATCCTGAATACGCCAACCTACAGGATCGTGTTGCTCAATACGAGCAGCAGATGATTGTTTCGAATCTGGAACAGAGTCAGGCATACAAAAACCTTGTTGAACAGCCGCTACTCAATCTTGTAAGCGAAGCTGATGCCATTGCAGAGAAGTATCAAGTAGATGGCAACGGGCTGCTTGACATTATCGCCATGAGCGATGAGACAGCCCAAGAAGAACAACTTGCCGAACTTCTTGCTGCCGCAAGCGACCGTGATAAATTCCGTATCTACAAGATCATCGAGGAAGTAAAACCAATCCTTGAACAACGCCGTGTGCTACAAGAGAACGCACAGGAAGCCCTACAAGAGGCCCAAGCCCTTGATCAGGAACACCACAATGCGGAACTAGTGCAGCGCGTCCAGCAGCGTCAGGAAGCCGCTAATGCGGTTGCCGACAAACTACGCAGCAAAGTAGCGTTCCTCAGCGGCGTCGATGGCGTGGATTTGAACCAGCTTGCGAAAGAAGCGGCACAGATCGATCCCGCTACCCTCGATCATGTGAACAGCACGTACCAAGCAATGGCCGCGAAACTGCTCCCTAAGATGGTTGGGCAATACATGAATCTCCAGAAAGAGATCGATGCGCTGACTGAAAGGCTCGCAGACTACGACCGTTCGGCACCTAAAGCAGGGGGCGGGTCTTTGAATAATGGCTCCGCGCCTTCAGCACTTGACGGCAAATCCTTTGTCGATGCCGTTTCCGCTGCGTTCGGTGGCTAAATAAAAGTTACAGCTTCGTATAAAATTTGAGTTGACAAGTAATCAGTTTTATACGAAGCTTCCCCCGACCTGAAACTTTACAACACTATTGGTTTGCTCCATACCGTCTCGCAAGAGAGAATTTGGTTCTAGTAGTTGGGTAGATCTAAAGGACAACTTGAAGCTTGGGCCTATGCGCCTGTCGCCTGCTTCTGCGACAACCGTGTATTCTTTCTAATTCAACAACCCCTTTTAACTTCTTAACCAACTACTCTTATGGCTGTAAACGCTGGACAAACTTTCTCAGATCCAACTGATTCCAATACCGCGATTGATACGATCCTCACTCAAGAGGCTAACCGTATCGGTCAAGACATCTATCGCCGTACCCTCCACACCTCTCCGTGGATGGACCTTATCAAGCAAACCGCCTTTCCTGACGGAATGGGCTACACCCTCGGCACGCTGATTTATGACCGCGCTCTCCCTACTTCTAACGGAAGTACTGGGGTTGGTCCTAATACCACTTTGGGTGCTAACTGGATTTCTATTGGTGGTAGCGAGGCTGCTTCGATCAGTACAGGAAGTACTGTTGACCAGATCCTTACTGGAGCGCAAGATACCAACATTGGTGCTGGTACTAACTACAACAACGGTAAAACCTTTATCGGTTTCTCTCGTCAACTCAAGCAGTACTCGCTGAAGCGTGCTACCGTTGAGTCCCCGAAGATCAACGTCGAAGATCTTCGCTTCGCCGCTTATCGTACGGAACAACTTCGTGCTATCATGGACGCTATGACCGACGCTACGAAGTATTCGTGGGAAGAGCGTTATCGTGACGAGTATGACCGTATTTGTAAGAATACTGTTGTCTGCCACTCGACTGGCTCCTACACCGCAGATGTCGGCATTAACGGAACTGTTAAAGAAGGTGTCAACTCGTGGACGCTCGACCTTGATACTAGCTCCACCGCTAATAGTACTACTGGATCAACAGCAGGCCGCCCAAGTGCTAACGTCTCCAACAAGATTCTTGACAGCATCTACTTCAAGTTGGTCCGCGCTGGCGCAGGTACGAATGCTTACGGTCGTGAAAACGCCCGTCCTGTCTTCGCCCTTGTTTGCTCGTCGGAAGCATCCTACGCGCTGCAGACCGAAGCTGGTTTCCGCGACGACGTTCGTTACAACAATGCAAAGGTCAGTGACCTGATCGCGCCGTTGGGCATCGAGAAGTCCTTCCGTGGTTTCTACCACATGATCGACGACCTTGCTCCACGGTTTGCAACTGCCGATACTGGTTCTGATGGTGTCCTTGACCGTGTGCAACCGTACTCGTCATCGTCCACTGGAGTTATCACCTTGAACGCTGCGTACGATACCGCCGCTTATGAGGCTGCTTACATCCTCCACATGGATGTCATGGAAAGCCAGATCCCTGAGCCAATCAGTGGTTCGAACGGCCTGACCTTCGATCCCGTCAACTATCGCGGTAAGTTCAACTGGAAGAATATTCCTTCGGTTGACCTTAACCCCGATGGAACGATTGGTTTCTTCCGTGGCGTTCTTGCTTCCGCTACGAAGCCGATCAAAACCGAATTCGGTTACGTGATTCTCTTCAAGCGCGACAGCACCACTCCTGCTGCCTAAACCCTAAAGCCCAAGGGGTATCCTTAAAAAAGATACCCCTTGGGTTTACCTCTTTAACTTACTAAAACGATGCCTACCCTTGACGATCTCCCAACTCTCGCTCAAATTGCTGCTCCAACAGGCGATGACTTGTTCCCAATCTACGACTTGACGGCTACTGGCTCGTCCAAAGTGCGTAAGGTTTCTTTGAACCAGATCAATGGCCTCAGTGCTACTGATGTTGTTCTTGCTGCTGGCGATGCCGCTGTAGTTGCTACCCGACTTGTTATCTTCTCAGGTCGAACCGCTGCAACTGCTGCAACCATTCCTGCCGCTTCTGGCGTTATTCGTGACCTCATCATCCAGAACGCCAATACGTCGTCTGGTGCTGTGACCGTCACTAGCCCGTCTACGAACATCTACACCTCCGCGTCTGCTTCTGCATCTGCCACGAGTGTTATCGCGATCGCCACTACCGCACGCTATCTTAGCGATGGCACCAACTGGTATCGCACCCACTAAACCCTAATCCCGCATCCTGTTTCTCGACTCTTGCCTCATGTATCTTTACAGTGGGCATCTTGAAACAGGATGCGGGAACCCTTTTTTCTTACCTGATTAATTATGATATTAATGCCTTCTAAAAGAGATACAGAAAAGCTGTTGTCTTTTATTGGTCTAAAGCCTGAGGGTTTTGGTCTGACGCCTAAGAAAGACAAAAGGGAAGAGCTAATGGCTCGTCTTGATAAGAAGCCTAATGTCCCCTACAACAAAACAGGTGCTCCTAAGAAGGCTGCACCCTCAGTAGATAATGACCGTACTGATCGTGAAGTGGCACTATTTGAACAGGATATCGACGGTCTCATTAAGCAGAGAGACACTGATCGTGCAGCGGCTCCTGCCCCAAAAGAAAGCTTTACGGATGCTGTGAATCGGAGAATGGTAACCCCCACGCCAATGCGTTTACTTGAAGAAGATGTAGGTAAGGGTCTGAACCCAAAAGGCCCTATTGATGTTAGTCGTAGTCCCATTACTGGTCTGCCTTCGCCTAAGTTGGGCGTTGATAATGATCGACCATTGGCACTTAAAAAAATCCCCATCGATCCCAACAAGCCGTTGGATGACTATTATGCTCTTGATTTGGCACTATTTGAACAGGATATCGACAGTGCTATTAAGCAGAGAGATGCTGATCGTGCGGCTGTTCCCGCACCCGCTGTAGACATGGAGGCTGCAAAGGCTTTGTTTACACGCACCCACGGTAAGGGCGGATTTGACCCCAAATCAAAAATGGATCAGGCCAAAATGAAGGATATTTTATCCCTTATGGGTGATCCAAAAGCCGCTTCTCTGACCCCCAATCAGTTTGCTATGCAGATTTATAAAAATCAAAAGAGCCGTAAATAATTATGCCCGCTTACCTACCTATTCCCGAAGGACTTGAGATCCCTGAAGGCGAAACCTTTGATCTTGTAACTACCTACACCGTTGACGGTGGGCAGCTTTACCCTCTTGCTGTCGGTGGTATTGCTTTCCCTGATATCGAGGCCCCCGAAGAGGAAATGCCCGAAGAGGAAATGCCCGAAGAGGAAATGCCCGAAGAGGAAATGTCTGAAGGACCGAACTCCTTTGCGTCTGCGGTCGAGATGGCAATGAAGAAGCCGAGAATGTAGGATGTTTGAACGTAGCTTCAACGCAGTGACTGGTTTTTAAATGACGAAAAAACTAGTAGCTATTTGCGTCGGACACAGCCGTGCCGGAGATAGAGGTGCGGTCAACACGGAGGGCGTTTCTGAATGGGCGTTCAACCAACCGCTCGCTAAACGTGTTTGTGAGCTAATCGAAGAGGCGGGCCACTCAGCAGTCTTGATCGACCACTACGAAGGATCGAGTTATAGCTCCGCAATGTTATGGCTCGCTCGACGATTGAAAGAGCTAAAAGTCGATGTAGCCTTGGAGCTACACTTCAATGCAGCAGGCCCGTTGGCTACTGGCTACGAGTTCTTACACTGGTCCTGTAGCCCTAAAGGGGTAACCTTGGGGCAAAAAATGCTTCGGGAATTCACTAAAGCGTTTCCTGAACAACGGAATCGGGGGCTTAAATCCATCGGCGTGCCAGACCGTGGTGGTTTATTTTTGCGAAAGAGCCACTGCCCCGCGCTGATCTGCGAGCCTTTCTTCGGAAGCAATGCAAAAGATACCGCTTTTTTCTCTGCGCGTATGGAGGAACTAGCTGTTGTTTATGCTGCTGGGGTTACCAATTGGCTTGTGGGGCAATAATCTTAGTTGACATTTTGTTTGTAACGGAATACATTATCCGGCGTAATGTCTGCCGCCAAACACGATCTTATAATCCCAAGAGGTGAAGACTATAACTTCACTCTGCGTATTTTGGATTCGTTTAATGATCCTGCCGCATTGGGAACTTCTCCTTTTGGCAAAGCAGAGATTCGTGAAGCTGACCGCAAGCCTCTAGCTGTGGCTTTCACCATCACTTCTTTGGGTGATGGCACTCTAAAGTTCGTTTTAACGGATACACAGACACTCGCATTGGACGTAAACAAGCGTTACAAGTGGGACTTTTTCTGGTTCGATGCCGCTGACTTACAATACAAACTACTTTACGGGGACGTTACCGTAGAGGCCAACATTACGTACTTAACTTAAATGTCCTCAATCTCCTTAGCTTTAGCTACCAACGAGTATCCATTGACCGTAGTTAATGGAACTGAGCTACAGCTTACGCTTAACGGAGCAACAGGACCTACAGGCGCAACCAGCCCAACGCAAATCGTCGTCACTGAACTAACGGCAGACTTTTCCACGGGGGCAACGATTCCTTATGATGCGACAATCCCGCAATCGAGCGAGGGAACGGAATACATCACGGCAGCAATCACCCCGAAGAATGCAAGTTCGACACTCGAGATAGAGGCTTATCTAAATGTTGGCGGAAGCGCGGGCGGTATGATTATTGCCGCGCTGTTTCAGGATTCGGGCACTAACGCCATTTCTACATCCGCCATTTCATCTGGGGGCGCGGATTTATTTTTTCCATTCATTATCCGTCATCGGGTTTCCGCCGCATCAACATCAGCCAGAACCTACAAACTGCGGGTTGGCTCAAACGGAATTACCGCATACATCAATCGCTCCTCCGGCACTGCCGATCTTTTCGGATCAACAGTTGTGAGCAACTTAATAATTCGCGAAATCCTTCCATAACATCCCACATCATTGCAATGTTCATCCCATTTGAACCAATCCTCGGATTCACCTGCGCGACGGTTTCAACCGCCGCGCTCTGGCTGGCGCAATCCGAAATCGTCATTCCAGAACCTGCTAAAACATGGATCGAAACGGGCGGCACAGTTGGCTTAATCGGTGGATTGTCATTTGGATGTGCCACACTTTGGAAGGCCAATCAGGCGCAGAAAAAGGAGATGGCCGATCTGAATCGTGAAATCCGCTCTGATTGGAAAACGCAAAACGATAGGCTAATCGCCGCGCTTGAGAAACTTGACAGCAGACATTAACCACAAAACCAACATGTACAAAATCGCTATTCTTTGCCTTGCCATCGCCCTCTCCAGTTGCGGAACGCCGATGGCCATCCGAACCTCAAACGAATACGGGAATTTCACTTACTCGTCGAAACGCGGGCTTTCCGTTGATATCATCCACGCCTTTAAATGACCCGCTACCCTTTAGACTACACCCATGACCAATAACATCGATAAACAATCTTTCGGGGAGGCTGGTGCCCAGCTTGTCGCCACCAACACCGCGATCCCTGCGGGCGAATACTGCGCCCTCAGCTTCGTGGGCAGCGGCGCGATCACTACAGCGTTCTCAGCGACTGAAGCACCACTACTCAGCGGCACGCAGACCAGCATCACGTTCGCTAACGGGTATACGATCTTCACCCCACTCACCATCGCGAGCGGTTCCTCAGCCCGAATCGCCTGCCCTGTTATACTCTACAAAGCACTCTGATGCGTTTAGGATTGGGAAATGCACTTGCTAGAGAGACGACTGTGGGGTCTAATCCAGTTACCACCGTTTTTAATTTTATTCCACCAGACGAGATATATACTTTTACGGCTATTCCCTCAGAATTTAAATCAGATGATGGTAATATCAGAGGGATTAACATTAGCAACATTGTTACCAGCATCGGCAGCTACGCGTTCTACTTATCCAGCTTGGAGAGCGTGACAATTGGCAATAGTGTAACCAGTATCGAGAGTGCTGCATTCAGATACTGCACAGGTCTGACTAGCGTGACGATCCCGAACAGCGTTATCAGTATCGGTAGCAATGCATTCAGTTACAACACAGGTCTAACCAGCGTGACGATTGGCAACAGCGTGACTAGTATCGGGTCCTATGCGTTCTCCTATTCCAACAGTCTGAACAACGTGACGATCCCCAACAGCGTAACCAGTATCGAGAACAGAGCATTCAATAACTGCACAGGTCTGACCAGCGTGACAATTGGCAATAGCGTAACCAGTATCGGTAGTGGTGCATTCAGACTCTGCATAGGTCTGAACAACGTGACAATCCCCAACAGCGTGACCAGTATTGGGAACTATGCGTTCCAAATCTGCTCCAGTTTAACCAGCGTGACGATTGGTAGCGGCGTGACCAGTATGGGGACAGGTGTGTTTTCAAACTGTAACCTTGGCACAATTAATTGTTTTGTAACCAGAACAATATTAAATCAATCTAACCTTCTTTTTGGGAATCCCGGGGCTATTACCATCAACGTCCCAAGCTCAGGCGCAGTAGCGGACACATGGATAGCGGGAGCTGACACCATCGGTGGCAAGGCTGTAACTGTTGTGAAAATCCCTTGATCTATGAACAAAACTATCCATTACACATCAGGACTTCCAAGAGCTTGCAGCACATTGTTGCAAAACCTACTCGCTCAGAATCCTCGTGTTCACGCCACCGCTACCAGCGGAGTGCATGAGATCATGTATCTCTCAAAGGCGTTTTTCAAAACAGAAGAATTTCGTTCGCTGCCAGATCCGAAAACGGGTGAACAACTGTTCCATGATTTTATGCGCGGAGGGATCACTCAATCCTTCCACAGCCTCACCGACCGTCCCGTAGTGGTAGACAAGTGCCGCAGTTGGATCGGATCGGCTAATCTTTTGTTCCAGCTTTTCCCACAAGCAAAGCTCCTCATTCCTGTTCGTGACATCCGTGGCATTCTCTCCAGCATGGAAAAGAAGTTCCAAGCTCATCCGGCATTCCAGATGGAGGGTAGCCAATCCGATACGGGACGCATCCAAACTATCGAAGGACGCTGCCAGTTTTGGCTCGATACTGCTCCAGTTGGGATTGCCGTGCAGCGTCTCTATGAACTTGTTCGGTTGCATAAAGACAAGGTGCATTTTGTTCATGCTGAAGACCTAACCTCCGACCCTCAGGGAACGATGGACAAGGTTTGGCAGTATCTTGGCGAAGAACCTTTTACCCACAACCCAATGGACGTCGAGCAATACACTGTCGAACATGAGCTTGGTTGGCCGTTCGGTGACCATGCCGTGCAACCTGTTGTAAAGCCCCTCAAGCCCGACTGGAACGAAACATTGGGCAAGCAGATTTCTGAAGCCCTTAATCAAAAACTTAACTGGATCAACGAGCTATGAATTGTGCGACACTAAACCCGCGAAATCTCATCCTTAAAGTGGTCGATGGTCCTGTTTCTGAACCACACGTTGAATTATCTGACGAACAACTTCAAAAAGTTATGGATTTCAAAAATCAAAAAAGACTAGCTTTCTTGATAAATAACGAGATTACTAATTTCAGAGAGCAGTATTCTTTAGGTAACTCAATGCGCTGGGACGACACCAATAAACAATGGATCATTGCCCCGCTCCCAGTTCAGGCATAACCATCTTTGCAAAAACCACTCAATGCTCGCAGCCAATTACGACATCACTTTAGATCGCGCAGCCGAATACACGTTCGTGCTCACGATTCAGAATACGGTTGGGACTGCCGTGAACATAGGCAGTGCTACGTTCTACGCTGACATTCGCGAGGCTACGGGCAAGAAGGAAGTGGTATCATTCACAACCACCATACTCGACAGCGGAGTCAATGGTCAGGTGCAACTCAGCCTGACAGAGGCAAACACCTTGATACTCCGGCCATCTATCGCTTATGAGTATGACATCTTCATGCGGCGTGGAACCGTTATGGAACGCCTCCTTGAGGGTTCCGTGACCGTGAGAGCCAACGTAACCAAAGGAGTTCCAGTAGACCCAATCAGCTAATACAATGCCATCCGACTCATACACCCTTACTATCTCCGATGCCGGAGTCAGCACTCCGGCAGCTCTTTCCGTCACAAATGCTTCCGTCGCGACTAACGCGGCAATTGCGTTTAGCAAGCTGGCGACCTTGACCAGCGGAAACGTTCTTGTTGGCAGCAGCGCAAACGTCCCTACGTCGGTCGCACTTACCGGAGACATTACTGTTTCCAATACCGGAGTCGCTGCTATCGCGTCTGGAGTTATCGTAAACGCAGATGTCAACGCCTCTGCCGCTATCGCGCACTCGAAGCTCGCCTCTATGTCGAGTGGGAACATCCTTGTCGGCAGCAGCGGCAGCGTTCCTACGTCCGTTGCAGTTACTGGTGACATCACTGTTTCGAGCTCTGGAGTTACTGCGATTGCCGCCGATGCGGTCACCTTTGCCAAGATGCAACCCGTATCCGGCTACACGATTATTGGAAAACCCACTACGGGTTCCGGTGACGTCGCAGAGATCGGCTCCTCTTCCTTTATGCTGGCAGATACTACAGGATTCCTGAGGCAGGCAGACGCCACCGCCGCCAGATCGGCTTTGGGTTTGGGTACTATCGCTACTCAAACTACTTCTCCGACTTTAGTTGCACCCGTATTAGGCACACCTGCTTCTGGCACGCTCACCAACTGCACTGGCTTGCTAATTAGTAACGTGTCTGGACTCGGCACCGGAGTAGCAACTTTCCTTGCGACTCCGTCAAGTGCAAATCTAGCTACGGCAGTTACAGGTGAGACAGGATCAGGTGCGCTTGTATTCGCTACTTCTCCGACTTTGGTTACGCCTATCTTAGGCACACCTGTTTCTGGCACGCTCACCAACTGCACTGGTTTATCATTGACAGCGGGAGTTACTGGCACTTTGCCTGTTGCTAATGGGGGCACTGGTGTAACTACTTCAACGGGAAGTGGAGCTAACGCATTGGCTACTAGTCCGACTTTAGTTACGCCTATCTTAGGCACTCCTACTTCTGGCACGCTCACCAACTGCACTGGCTTGCCATTGACAACGGGAGTTACTGGCACTTTGCCTGTTGCAAACGGCGGAACTGGAACCACTACTGGAGTTCCAACTGAAATAGACACTCTTACTTTTGATACAACCCCCGCGTCGGGAACAGGAGCATTAACTGCTGGCCAATTACGGTGGAACGCTACAGACAAGACGCTAGACCTTAAACTAGATGGTGATGTAACGCTTCAGGTGGGTCAAGAGTCTAATCTCTACTGTTATAACGCTGAGACTACAACGATCACTGATGGGACGGTCGTTTACATTTACGGAGCTGATGGAACTATTCCAGCAGTAAAGCGAGCTACGAATACTGATGTTACTTCTGATAAAGTTTTAGGTGTAGCCACTCAGGATATTTCTACGGGTGGTAGGGGTTATATTACTACCCAAGGGCTGGTAAGAGATCTTAATACGATTGCATTAGGAGCGTCAGGGACACCTCTGTATCTAGCAACAGCAGGAGCTTTGACGAGTACAAAACCTTTGTTTCCAGCGGGCGTTGTGCGTATCGGCACTGTTGTAGTTTCAAGTGCAACTGTAGGGAGCGTTTATGTCCATCCACAAATTTTCCAAGATGGCAGAACTTCTGGTCAATTCACATGGGTTGGAAATGTAACAACTGGACCTACTATTACAGTAGAGGGTTTGACTTCCAGCTCTAATGTAATTATCCAACAACGCAACACTACGTCCCCAGTGGTCGCCACATATGCCGTAGTCTGCAGCGCGGGCAGTTTTGTACCTCATGCAGATGCGGGTACAGGTTTAGGGTCCAAAACTTTCTCCTACATAGCCTTTATCTAAAATTATGCCCGTCTCAGCCCTACCCCAAGCACCGTTCAGGCAGGACCGCAAGATATTTCCTACACCAATTATTGGTGATGTCCTGTTCAGCGAAATCCGTGACTGCAACCGCATCCTGATTCCTGAATACGGAACCCCGCATCCTAATACGAATAAGTGGCCTGATCACAAGCTCGTCTACGTCAAGACAGTAGACATCGAGCGCGACGGCTTGTTTGAGTTCTTCTATGCAGCGGAGCGTCAGAATCAGGATCTCTACAACTTCTCTTCCGGTTACCGTAACGTCATCGGTAACGTAGGTGGTCGCGAGTTTCGAGTCGTCCAACGCTCATACGTGACGTTGCGCGAAGACTTCCAGCCGTTGGACATCCCATTTGGAGCGGCTATGCCCGATATCCCAGAGGGTAAGTTTGATGGGGTCGAATACGTATTTTTCGACAGGCAACAGCAACCGATAACTGATCAGGAATTAAATGCTTTATTTGTTGCCGAGGTCCACACATACATCGAGACGGCTTTTTTGGAATACAAAATAGCTTACACGACCACCAAAAGTGATGTCGTGCCGGAAAAATTTCAAATCAATATCCCTCAAACAACCACTGAGCAGATCGTTGAGGGTCTTGCTGAACAGCCCGTCCTAACGGACGTACAGCTTTCCGTATCAGAGGAGCAGATTAACCCCGACATCAAGTTTGTAAAGACCATTTCCAGAGCGAAGCCAGAAGGTAATATTTCTTTTACTGGGAAACGTGCGTATGTAGAGGGAGGCCCACCAGCAAATGTAGTTGAGACGTATTCTGAAAACGAAATCGACGTTGATACTGGCGTCTTTGTAGTTCAATCCAATGTCACTCCACTGGGGGATGGTGGGTTCACCAAAGAAACAATCGAGGTCGAGTCATGGCCTGTGCTTACGGGTTCTGAATTCGACTTTGTGTTGAACACGCAGGTAGTAAACACGCGGCAAATGGTCACACCGTCATCAGACTTCTCTGCGCCCAATACTTCGTTCAGACCAATAAATGAGGACCGATCCTTGAAGATCGTTGAAGAGGCCCCATCAGATGCTCTTGAGGCGTATTACATCTCGGTTCCAACAAGGATTGATTTAAAACTGCCCGCAGTCCTTAAATCTATTGACGTGTTGTGGGTTGTTGACGACAGCATAAGTGAGGGGGATTCAGTCGGTCGCTCGGATAATCCTGATAATGCTAGCGAGTATAAGATAACTGCTTCATCTGGGATGGAGGGTAAAGCGGAATACTCAGCCCAACCTATAGTTAGTATTGAAACTGAGGTTGTTTTTGGGAGCGATATATCTGCCACAGTGCATTTTTTCTATTTAAATTCGGAGGGACAGCCCGTAAGTGAAGCCTCTTTAATATCAAGAATAGTAACCCTTATCGGTAGTAGCGTTGAGCGTTGGCCTACCTTCAAGCCAAAGTCCCTCACTATCATTGCGAACGGTGCGCGTATATCAACTACTACAAAAGCGTCTTTAGACGCAACGATATCAAAAAATAGAAGCGGGAGAATCATTGCCCAGTCATCAGTAGATGGAAAATCATATTCAGTTGACCGCTCTATTGATGTAACCAATTTGGCCCCAACAATTCACGGACCTATTGTTGTTGGTGGTGGCGACGAACAAGCAACCATAACAGCAGTATCACAGGCTAGAGCACGGCTTGAAGGGGACGAATTTGACGAGGTGGACCCCGTCATCACGACCAATTCCGCTTCCGCATCTGTCTTTGTGTCGCCACTATCCTTCCCTGCTACGACCCCCTCAGACATACCTAGAGCAGGGATCTACTTAGTTGGGTCTTCAGCCGAGCCTTTCAAGTGGGGGTGGTTAAAATGTTCTGCAACAATTATTGACGCGAGTCAGTTCTCCTCTTAATTTTTATTATGTCTGATAGTGTAAACATGGATTCCTTTATACAGGACACTCTTAGGTCGATACGAAGACCCCGAGACTCCGATTTCTATTCGGACCAATCCCCTCTCATCTCAACGTCTACAAAGAAGTTCACCACAACTAGCACCACCGATGCGCCTGCTATTGTGTCTACCGACTGTGATCTTCCAGCAGACGACAGGGCCCCACCATTTTGGCCAACCCTTGTTACGGATAACGACGGGGCATCATTTACATTTGACATTACTGATGGGTTTGTCATTGATCACCACGGCGGTAACGGAAATACCGCAGCGTTGTCAATTTCCTACCCGACTGGCATTGGCACGTTTGGAGGAGCAAGAACCGCTGTCGGAATTAGCCCAGCATATCAAATTTCGATCAAAGTTGTAACCGACAAGGAGGGCGACATTACAGCCGTATCACTGGAAGTTACTGCGGAAGACATCGCCTCAACTAACCCAAACCCGACAACCTCAGGAGGAACCGGAACAGGCGGCACGTTTTACTATAAGATTGCCGTTCTTAGGCCCGCAGTTGGAAATTTTCCGGCTTATCTGGATTACTATCTCGCAGGCAGTCACATTGCATTTCGTCACCGTGGGCACAATCTGAATCAACGTGTCTACGTTGTCACTATCTGCGGCGGGGTGTTGGCGAACTCTTCAAATCATTACCTGTGTTGGCGCAATGGGGACTACGTCGGTAAATTCCTCAGCACCGACAGCCTGCCCGCTCACACTGGGACTCTTGATGCAACCAATGTCACTTACATAAGCGCAGTTTCCTGATGCACGTTAAACCGATCCCAGCCATCCACGGTCTCGGCGCGAGAGTGCGTCTGATAGCCAACGCCATCGCCTCTGACCCGTCACCGGAGATTGATTGGACCATTGGTCCTGAATGTCCGTGTGGGCACCAAGTGGTTTTTCCCAATGGGTTATCGGGTGTGACGTTCACGGAGTCGCCCGTCGGCAACCGCTTCGGATTTCTGTGGCAAGTTCCAACGGACAAGGACGCCCTGCCCGAAGCCGTGCGTCGGATCTTTACCGCGATGCAACTCCCCGCCATGCCACACCACGAGTTGGGCGTCGTCTTTCGCGGGCTGTATTGGGACGCCGAATCACTTGAAGGCACCACTGAGAAGATCCATGATGCCCTTGCTGAAACGTCTGGACCCGTTCCGACGCTTTGCGACTCCATGCGATCCGAAGTTTGCGCCCTGATCGGGCCTCGGGCCATCCCCCAAACATCCCGACCAATGACCACCGATCTTGACCGCACGGAATCCGACGCCCGCCCCTATCTGACGGAGTGGTGGCGGCTGCTCCAATGCCGTCGGATTGTAACGAACTGCGACCGCTCTAGCATCCTCTGGCCCCACCGCTACCTTCATCCAGTTTAAATGGCTTGACTCTTTGTTTTTCTCCCTATACATTCTGGCTTGTAAAAGATTAAAGAAATAACTTAGTGAATCCTGTTCTTGTAAAGCCCAAAAGAGTCCCTTCTCCAGAAGAACTGCGTGCTGACCAATTTGGCTTTAAGCCCGATGAGGAAGAGCCCATGCCTGCTTTTGAGAATAAAGACCTTGCAGATAAAGCTTTTGAGGTAATTCGTAGGCACGAAGGCTTTAGGTCGAAACCCTACCTCGATACTAAAAGAAACTGGACGGTTGGGGTTGGTACTTTGATTGGTAAGGGAACTGACGCTGACCTCAAAGCCAGCCCCTTTTTTGGGAAAGAGATCAACGAAGCGACTGCCAAAGACCTTGCCACCAAAGCCATTGCTGAGAAGATTACGTTGGCGAAGAAGCTCGTTGGCTCCGACGCGTTTAGCAGTTTCTCGCCGGAGCTTCAGGCGCAACTGGTTTCTGGGGCTTATAGGGGGGATATTACTGGCTCGCCTAACGCTGTGAAATTACTTCGTAAGAATGATTTTGCAGGGGCCGCTCGTGAGTTCTTGGACAACGAAGAGTACCGGAAAGCAAAAGAGGCGAAGTCTGGAGTAGCTAAGCGTATGGAGGAGATGGCTTCTGTAATCAAAAAAGAAAAGCCCGTGAGTTTTCAAAGTGCGGTGGAGAGTCGCTTCAACCAGTTACCTGTAGCCCAGTAAAGCCTTTAACAAAAAAGAACTAATGCCCGCCTATACCCTTAGCCAGCTTGCACCAATGCTCGACACATACGTTGAGCCTAACGGCGACTTTAAGTCTAGCCTGAACCAAGTGCTTTCTCGTATTTACAACATGGGAATTTACCGCGACCTTACTGTTCAGTATAGTCTGCCCGTAGTCAATGGGTGCGTCACACTTCCAGATGATGCCGATTCCGTATTGCTTACAATGGTTGACGGGTTTCCTGTTCCCGTTCGGTCTTTGTGGCACGACTTTAAATCTGTTGGCATTGGCAACTTGTCCAATAACGCCACCACCCAATGGGGCTTGATTGATGCTGGCTATACCCCCACCAAACAACTTTTTGCTGCGGCCACAGCAAACTTGTACATCGAATCCGCATCCGGCTCCGGCACCACCCATACTTTTTCGCCAAGTGACGGCAGCACAATCGAGGTCATTGGTAGTGATGGTGACCAATTTTATACTGGAGCTTTGCTTACAACCCCCTACCGTATCAATTTTAGTACACCTGTTACAAGCATTGTGAGCATTCGGTATGACAGCCTGACCGGATCTTTTGACCTTCGCACAACAGCTTTAGACAGCGACACTACTATTGCAACAGTCGGGCCAGACAGCGGTGTCACCCGCTACCGCCGATTCCGAATCAATGGAGCCGTAGATGGTGAGACCGTAGTGCATGTGCTCTGCAAGCGGGCTTTCCAGCCCCTGTACAAGGATAATCAAATTGTGCACGTAGGCAATATTGGAGCAATTAAACACGGGCTTTTAGGTAGGCTCATGGAAGACGCTGCGGACATTGAGCGTGCCCAGTACCACTGGAGTCAGTGTATGCTTTTGATGGAAGAGGAAGTCAACTCCAGTAGGGGAGCAGCTATCCCGCGACTTAACATCGACCCTTACGGGACCGGATCACAAAGTCGTTTGTTCCAACTTTACTAATGAAAATCATCAAACCCTCGGACGCGAACCGTAAACAGGCGCGTCTTGAGGCTAAACAAATGGGGGTCTTGTATAAGTCAATTACAAGAGGAGCAGGCAATGAGATTGGCATGATGGGTGAAATCCTTGTGCAGGAGACCATCGGCGGGGAGCGTGTCGGAGATTCGAATCCGGCCTATGATATTGTGCTGCCCAACAAAATAACTGTTGATGTAAAGACCACAAAAGCCGTAGCCGTTCCTGAACCCCATTATGTTGCCCGTGTGTACGGTAGCGAGGCCAATAAGGAAAAGCTGTGTAGCAAATGTAATGTTTACTATTTTGTTAGGTGTAACCAACAAATGACTTTGGCTACTATTGTCGGCTGGATGCCAGCCCGTGAGTTTATTGAGCGTGCAGTATTCCTGCCAAAAGGCAACGTGGACCCCAGCGATGGAAAACTTTCCTTTGCTGATGAGTTCACGTTGCCAATCTCGGAGCTTTATCCGCCAACCCTTAAGTTGACGAAGAAGCGTATTGCGGTTTAGAAGTCGTCGCCTTTATCGATATCGAAGTCCTTAGACAGATCGATCTCCCATACCTTACCACCACCGTCACCCCTGCTTCGGACGGGTCGAATACCTTTGTTGTGCTTGCTGACCTCCTCAAGGACTGTCATGCCCCTACGCACAAACTCAAGGTTGTTGCTGTTGCCTACGCTGCGACCGCCGTTTGATTCGTGCAGGACGACGGTGAACTCAGTAAGAGTACCACGCCATTTTGGTTTGTCAATATGCTCGCGGACCTTCTTAGCGAAGAACTCCACCATTTCAGCAATTGCTGAACGCGAGCTATTGTCATAGGCGGCTGCTTCGATAAACGAGTCAATGTACGTTTTGACCCCGAAGCGGCTTGAGTCCTTAACCTCAAGCGGAGCTTTCCAATCGATAAGCCACTTAAGGAAGTAGGGGAGTTCTGTCGTGATTGTGCTTTCGACAAAGTCGTTTGACCCAAACTTAACCTTATGCCCGCCACTAATACGCAACGCAATAATCTTATCTCGGTTGCTACTGTCCAATGATGGCAGTGCAGCGAGAGAGTTTGCGTCGAGGTTAAGGGACATCATAACCCTACCGGACCACGGAAGTGGAATAGCGTCAGCATACTTAGCGTGATACTCAAGCCGTGGATTAGCTACACAACGCTTCGTAAGCTCTACGAACTTACGCTGATCTGCATAGGTTGCCGCTGCGGTTTGGTCATCGATAACCCAAGCAGCAGAGCCACAAAGATCGCGGTTGAAGTTTGTTCTGCCCGACAAGTAATCCGAAGCGTCACTAAACCCGCCGACTGATGCGCCAATGATCTTGTTGGTCAACAGCGTCTTGCCGTGCCCTGTTGGGCCCAATAAGATAAACAGTTGTCCTTGATCGAGCCGATGGTTAAGGATAGCTAGATAGAGTCGCTGATACCATGCAAGGAAGTAAGGTAGCGTCGAATTGCCATTGTCATCATCCGCGAAGAATGGGATTACAAACTGGTGAATCCACGGCCAGTTGGCTGGGTCGCCATTGTCCGCAGGTTGGACTGGCACAGCCCTACAGCTATTAAGAATCTTGCGTCCATTGAAACAGACTACACGTTCCTTTGAGAACACAACGGGTGCGACCTCCTCGACACGGCAATCATTTGAGATAGAGAGGATAGCCTGCTCAATCTCAGTGATCGTCTGGTTCTTCTTCATCTTAGGGCAGAAACCAGCCTTCCGTAGCTCCAGAATAAGCTGGTCTTTTGGAATGGCTACTGGACCTCCGTCAAGGAGTTTGTAATAGTTCTTACCATTAAACCAGTATTGGTTAATAAGGTGGGAGAGTTTCTTCTCCTCAAACTGGTCTAGGAACTTCTTGCCTAGGATTTCACGCCATGATGCAAACCCCTTTCCTGCGCGGTCAGAATAGCAGATCATACCGTCTTCCCTAACCTGACAGCCGTCACGGTCGATGCCGTCGTCAATCCAGAACAGCGGACCCCTTGCCCCAACTACAAAGTCGTTCTTCCATCTGTTCGGGAATTTGCGTAAGACTTCAGCAGCGATCTCATCAAGCGGGACATTCGTATCCGATGTTTTGATCGGCGTATCGTTTGCGGCTTTAAGTAGGATTGTTCGGGCAAAGTTAATCGGGATTTGATCCCCGATCTTAGTCCAATTAGTCCCAATCTCAAAGTACTGAGACGGCTTGAGGCTTGTCTTATCAAAGCCGCCTAGAATCATCGAAGCCTTCAAGGCATCGCACAATCGCTTCAGGAAAGCGGGCGCAATATCTGGCGCGATAGGAAGCGGTGAGTCGAACTCCCATACAAGACGAATGAAACCGGAATGGGTTTTGGACCTCCATGTTGGCATTGGTGATCCATCGCATCGAATCTTAAGCACTTGATCGATGGTATTCCAATCAACAGGAACGTCATCAAAGTCCGCGACAAAGCCGTGGATCTTGTTGACAGGATTCTCTGTGCTAATCCTAGCGTTTGGGGAGTCCCCTTCCGCCATTGAATAGAAGCAATGGTCTGTGGTTTCCTTCGCGCACCACTCTCGGTATTCCGCTTTATTCGCGAATGTCGGGCATGTATGCGTAAGGGTTGATAAGTCATCAGTTGCTGCTGTAACGACAGCACGGTTGTTTTTGAGGTAGCGGTATTTCATTTGGAGTAGAGATTAAGAATGTGTCCTTCAGCGGCAACAGGAATGTCAGGAATCCATGACGGTGCCGTATGCATAATTTCAAGGATATTGGAAAGGGCTTGCTCTGCGTGCTCCTCAGGAACCTCGCAGACCATCTCGTCGTGAACGTGCAGAATTACAGGATAGCCAGCAGCGTCAACACGGATCATCATATCTGAGAAAATATCTCGGGCTAAACCTTGGGCGCAATTATGTGCAACTAGGACGGGGTAACCCTTACCCGCTCGGATCACGAAGCGGTTTCGTGGGCCACAGTTGAGCAAGTCCCCAACCTGTTTGAGCTGTTTGGTTTTGCCGTAGCCGCTATCTTTTGTGGCCAACCGCTCGCAATTCGGTAGCGAAGAGTGCTGCCCTTGACTCCATTGGATTTTGCTAAATCCAATATCTCCGATGGGATTTTGGAGCTGCGGGTGTTTCTCGCTTGCTGTGAGCGAGTAGCCCATCGGCAGTTCTTTGGGTGATACCCCTTGTTGTTGTTGATCCGGTCTAGTGTGAGTCCCTGAGTCCATGTAGGACTCATGTCGTCCCAAAAATTCTGGAAACTCTTCTGCCATCTCTGACATACTTTGACCCCACGCCCCCCGTAATTTGCCCATGCTTGGTGGGACGGTAGTTTGCATCTGTCGTTCATTGATCTCCATACAGCAAATAGTCTGTGGTTCGATAGTCCGTGCATCGTGCGGGCCGACGATATGGTTGACGACAGAATTGGGCACCCCCGCCCACAAGTTTTGATCCTTTTGATTTCGTTCGATATCCGAATTATTTTGCGGCCACAAAGACATTGGAGTTCCCAAAGAGCTTTTGTTCCGTGTCCTGTTCCGCTGCAACTCTTCGTAGATCCCGCTCTTTGAACTACTGTGCATGTCCCAAATATCTGTCCCGTATACTCCTTGTGCTTCATAAGGCGGCGAGGATACCTCTCCAAGTGGGAGTAAGCAAGCTTTTTCTGCTGGTAGCCATAGACCCCCTACAAGGAAGCGGTGGTCTGGTGTCGCAGATATCCCGAATATGTCAATGGTGGGTTGCTCCCCTTTGTCTAAGAAACCACTATGGGTTACAAATTGAATACCGTCCCATACCAGTTGCTCTGGCTTAACATCTGCTATCCGCACCCAACCTGCATCATAAGTGAGGACTTCTGAGTCATGGGACACACAGTTCTCCGCCAAAACTCCGCCCCAAAGGGCAAAGTCGCGGAGTTGACCGTTACGCACTAGCCTCCCAATATACCGGAAGCGGTTCATACCACCAGCCTCCTTCATGCGCTTCAGCTTGCCATATCGCATGGAGCGACCAGATGGCAGGTCTAGTTCAAAGGGTTCCTCCAGCGAATAAGCCATGACCATATCTTGATCCAGACCGCGCCAGTATTTCACAACGGTGGACATGTGATCCCGATATGTCTTGACTGCGACCTCAGCTTCGCTAAATGTCATATTAGCAAATGCGGAGAACTTGTTTGGTCCCATCCCGTATCCGCAACCTAAGACGATTGACTTCACCTTGTGTCGTAGTGCCTTATCGTAGTCCTTAAGTTGTCCGTTGGCCGGATCATGCAGACCCAACAATACACCGAACGCATGGTAGATATCATCGGATTCCCGAATCAGGTCTAGTGCTTTAGTGTCTTTGGCGAGCCAGCAGAGGGTGCGGACTTCGATCTGCGACAGGTCAACTACGATGAGCTTGTATCCATCCTTTGGTTTGATCATATGCCGGAAGTTTACCCCGAACATAGCCTCTCTCGGTAGATTTTGCAGGTTCAGGTTACCCCCGCTACCGCTGAAACGAGCCGTTGGGTTTGCCCCGCAATACATAAGCCCACCGTAATAACGACCGTCGGGCATGGTTCCGGCATCGAAAGCTTCAAGCTTGCGGAGGAAGGCGTTGATCCGGCGATAGCTTTGAACAGCACGCGCCCAAGGACACGCCTGTTGATGTGCAGCAAACCACGCATCGGCCTCTTCGCTATCTTGAGCGAGCGAGGATGGTGGCGTGATTCCTTGCTTGCGGCATTGCTCATTAAACGCTTTGCGGGACAGGGGGGTGTAGTCTCCGATCCACGGGATGCTTTGCTCTGCTTCAAATAGTTCTGTTTTGATTTGACTCAGGTTCTTCTGCAAGAGGTCGGTGTCAATAGGCAATCCGCGCTGACCTACTTTACGGTTCACATGACTGATATTACGTTCGGTCTCAGGCCATCGATGCGACAGTTCCTGCCACAGTTTAAGGCAAAGCTCAGCATCCTTAATGGCATACTCGGTGACCTCTTTCTTGAAGTCATCAGTCATGTTGCTCCACTGTTTGCCCTTCATATTGTCACGGGTTGTCTTCGTGATTTCAGTCCCGAAGACAGCAGCGGTTGCGTTCTTAAGTGATCTTGGAAGGCCAAGGAAGGCTACCATATCTGCCGTGCAGTAGCAGTTAAAGTCTACCTTCTGATACCATCCTTGTTCAACCCCGTAAAGGTAGAGCGATTCGTCGAACGATGCGTTGTGCATCACTACGTTGTTACCCCTAAGTGAATCCCAATTAAAGTTCTTGGGGTGTCCTGCATAGGTTTGTCCCTCCTCTCCTACAACGGTAACCATATAGGCATCGAATGCCGGATGGGAGAAATAACCTCTCGGGCCGAGGGTTGTGATGGAGCAGTCGCTATCGTAATAGGACTCAAAGTCTAGTGCGTATGTTTTCATGGTTGGTATTTGGTTGGTTTACGTGCGTGTTCAAAGCGTCTAACTTGATAGCTAATCTTCTCAATTACGTCATGGGGGTCGCTGACGAACGGATGATCTGCAATCCATGCTTCCGCTTCATCTTCCGATTGGAACTCCATAATGTCCTTCCCGTTGTGTATAGCCTTAACGAAAGTCCCTCCTTGGTGTAATAAAGACACGTATTGGACAACCATAGATTTGACATCCCTTTTCGGTTCTGTCAACCAATCGTCAGCCATAATAATACGGATAATCTCAATTGGGGTCTTCACAGCACCGTCAAAGATGTGGACACACCCCCTACCCTTGAACCTATAGGGGTTCCTTTCGAGGGATAGAACGAGTACGTTTAGGTTAGCGCATAGGGCATCGCGAATTCTTAATTGCTCATTCCAGTCATAGACTACATCACAATTAAGGAGTTTCATAATCCCCTCCGCATTCAATGTTTTACCACTCATCGATGGTCCGTATACTATATGCATGTTCGTTTTGGTGTGTTGGTTCATTCTAGTTTGTTGGTATTCTGATTCCAGTTTCAAGGCGTAAAAAGACCCTGCACGATAAACTTAAGCGGTGTATCGTGCAGGGTTGGTTTATTATTCAGGGTCTAGTTCAAACTCTAGCTGTTCGGCAATCGGTCCCGTTGTGCGGATACGATCCATCTCGTTATTAATTGCTTGTGCAACAAGAGCGAGCGATGCTTTTTGGACTGTGACCTCTGTGATCTGGTTTTGCAACTCAACGATGTTGCCATCAATGGTCTTGATGACAGCAAGGATTGAGTCGGATTCCCGTTTCAGAATGGCCAGTGGGTTCTGTGTTGCTTCCATTAGTTTGATCCTTTGGTTAAGCGGTTTGCGAACTCGATAGCTTCGGCTGGAGCACTCTCCTTCGTGATACTCAGGGTTGGCACATACCAGCTATACTTACCCTTAGACAGCAATTCGGTTCCAAAGCTCCAGAAGCGGGTAGCAACTGAGATATCTGGGTTGAATGTCTGGAAGGTGAACAGGCGTTTGTACGTCAAACGATAGGCATCCTTCTGCACTGTGATACGCCCGATTTGATAGTTACCATTTCCAATTGGGTAAGGGAACAAACTATCGTCGTCTCCGGTCTGTGGGATCAGCAGAACAATTTCTGCAAACTCAATGACTTCATACGAACTTTCACTGGCGAGTTCCTTTGCTTCAGACTCCGAGGAAACAATCTTCGGGATATAGTCTTCACCAAATGGAACATTCTCTTTCCACCGTTTAGTAGCACCAATCACGATGACGGGTGTTTTCTGTTCGGCCTCAAGCAATACGGAATCCTGATCGATAACAACAGCACCAATAGGCCCCTTGATCTCAGACATCTTTTGGATGACATTAAGACGAGGAATGTCGATATCCTGTGCGGAGAAGGACATACTATTGTTGGTGGGGACCACCAATGCTTCAGTTTCTTTCACTACTACGTTTGCGGTTTCTGCTTTACTACTCATGGTTTCAGTTTCGGTTTAAGATCGGTTGTTGCGTATGCTTACTAATGGGGACAACCGTAACTCCCAGTCTCCTCATTTGGAGGAAAGTGTGTATCGTGTAGGACCAACCTCAACGATGCCGAGATCAATAGCTTCTTTTTCGAAGCTGTCAACGATAAAAGATTTTTTTCCTTTCGGAGCTTTTTCGTGCAGCACCTTTGAGAGTTGGTTGAGAGTCAAATCTGCCGCCTCAATGACTTCCGTCAAGTCCAAACCGTGACGAACTGCGAGTTGGGCAAGATAATTTTTCTCTTTGGTTTTCTTAAGTGCACCCATTGATTTCAGTTTGAGTGACTCAAACTCAATGCCGTTGTGCGCCATTCCGGTTGCTTTATGCTTGATGCCGGATGCCCAGTTCTCAACGATCTTAGCTACGATGTAGAGTTTTTCAATAGTCTCTGTGTCTTCAAGCTCGCCCGAAGCGATTGGCCCATCCGGCAAAAGATCGGGTCGGTAGCGTCGTGCTACTTCAATTGCCACTGCACCCAATGCGGGGCAGTGCTCTTCGTGGCGGCAATAGCGGCAGTTGACGGACGGGTTGAGGTCGCCAATGTCGATGGTCTTGTTGCCCCACTTGGGTCGTGTGGTTTCAGCGGAGATGATAACGTCGGAGATCTCTTTGCGGAGTTGATCCATCTCGCTACGCTCAAAGCGACCGATAAGGATCTCATCGCGCTTAGGAACTAAGAAAGCAAAGTGAACAGTATCAAGATGTGGGAACATTTGGAATGTCGCAAGCACATAGGCTTTTGCCTGCCAGTTGGACTTCGGTGGATCAATCTTGCTAATGCCCGTCTTGTAGTCAATCTGAAGACCGATGTTGTCCTTCCACGCTACGATGTCAGACGTTCCAAAGGTTGGCGTCTTACACTCAAGGTCGAGCACAAGGCGCATCTCCCGCTTAACTGTGACTCCCTCAAGACCGCCGAACACGTTGTCGAAGGTCTCAAGTTCTTCGGCAAGCATGCGGTCATAGATCTGAATTTCTTCTTCGTTATGGAGGGCACTCGTATCCCTTACCTCAAGGGCTTCGTGGATACGGGTTCCCATTTCAGCGGCAGGATTTGTCGTGTCGTTCCCGTGGTATCCTGAACAAATGGAATAATACTTTAAGGATGAGGGCCCAAATTCAGCGTGGGCGCGTTCGGAGTGGTCTACAGTTTCAATGTTCATGGTTTAGAGGGTGTCTGCTTTTTTGTGTAACGTGTCCAGAGACAATCTTTTTTTCTCCAGCTTGTCAACAATTTTTTCTTCGATTGTTTTTGAGGCAACCAGAACCCGTTGAACCACAGGGCTTTTCGCACCGACTCGGTGTATCCTCCCTAGGGTTTGGATGTAGTCCTTCACATTAAATGTGGGGGAGATGAGGCTCATCCGTGGGTGTCCCCCTTCCGTATCGTGCAAGGATACCCCAACTCCTCCTGCTGCGATATTGCAGACAATCACATTCGTCTGGTTCGTTTGAAACCGTTGGATGTTATCCTCACGCACCATTGCGGATTGACCCCCGACAATAACGGATGCGTTTGGCAAGGACTCGGTAATGGCTTTAACGGTATCGGTAAAGTTTACAAATACCGCAACGCTGTATCCTTCGGCGCATGCGTCTGCAATCATGTCTAAGATATCGGAGACTTTGGCTGCTTCGGCAAGTTGTCGGGCGCGGAGGATCTCTACAAGAATATGGGGTGATGCCCCACCATCTTCAAGGAACTGGTCTACAATTTCTGGGGTCACTCCGTGCTGCTTATAGAAGCGAGCAATGTCTGCTAACGAGGAAAAAGCGAGGGGTTCCGTAATAACATGACTATCTGTGAAAGCATTGGGCAGATCCTTAGGTGTCAGCTTTACACAGTTTGTAGAGTAAAGTTGATTGTTAAGGGGTACCAATTTTGGTACAGGTCCAGCCACCCAATTATTCCAAGGATCTCTCTTGCAGCCGTATTGCATCATCCAAGAGAACCAGCTTTTCTTCTGTCCTTCCGGCTTGTTCAACGAGTGCAGACCTAAAGCAAAACCTAAAGATCTCATTTCTGTGGGATCTTGACACGCTGTAGCGGACAGCATCAGGTTAAAGTATCCGGCTTGTTTCGCTGCGACAAGCATCTGGGAGTTCTGGCTAAAGGGGGACTTGCACTTATGGCACTCGTCCCAAATGATTAGAGTACCCTCCGGCAACTGCCAACGATAAATTTTCTTGGCAACCTTTACGATGTGCTGGTTTCCCCGTTTCAGTTTCTCATAATTCAAAATGAAAAGGGGTTTGATGCCAACCTCTTCAAACTCGCGTTCCCAATGCGGGATCACAATCTTGGGGCATACGACAACGACCGGACTGCCGAACTCTAAAGCTACATGGCTGGCGATAACGGTTTTTCCAACCCCCGTTTGGCTACTGTCTAACGCCCCTTTATGCACGCGTAGTGCTTCTTTTAAGAAGTCAACGGACTTTCTTTGTTTTGGAAATAGCGTTTTCATATCTTCTTACTTGTTCAAGTTTCTTGATTCGGGATTCATGAGTATTTAAAATAAACAAAGAAAAAGAGTAGGGTGGCTAGAGCCTCTAGCACAAGAATCAGTGTGTCACAATTATTCATGGTTGTTTGTTCTCTAAGAGTTGTCGTTCCCGCTCGAAAATCGCGGCTTCGATGCGATCTAATTCGTCTTCTAGCTTCTTGTCACTCTTTTTCAGAGAAAGTTTTAACCGTTTGAAATAAGAATTTTTCAGCGTTGTGATTACAATGTCTTCTTCCATATTTTTTTTCGTATAGTTTTTTAACTTGTTCAAGTTTCTTGATTCGGTTTTCCGGTATCGCGTAGTGGGCTTTTCGGATTTCGCTTAGACACGCGATACAACGAGTTCGGTGTCCTTCGTAGAACTCACGCTTAAGCTTATCCTGCTGACATCTACGGCACCATTGTAAAGACTCAATACTCATCTTTATCTGCAACTTTCTTCTTCAGTTCATCGAGTCCTTCCCAGACTTGTTCAAGTCTCTGGACGGTTTCGTTCACTCGCTCCTCCAACATCTCATCGTATTCCAAGTACATGTCGCGCCAGCGTTTGGCTTCCTCCTGCCACAATTTGTTTTCAGCTACTAATTCGTCAACTCGTTTGAGCGTTCGATAGTAGTTATCCTCATGCTCCAAAGCGCGTGATTTCCAGATCTCAGTTTCGTTCATTGCTCTGCGTTTAGGGTTAGGGATTGGAGAGCTTTGTCGAGCTTAACCAAAAATTCACAATCTTCGCAACCGCAGTCAGGATCAGCAACCTGCCCGCCGTAGCCAGAGCGTATGACCCGCAACGCCTCCGCCAGCATATCCGCCAGCATTGCGTATGTCGGTTTGTCGTTCATGGTTTCCATATGTTCAAGTGGTTTGGTAAGAGCGTCAAAGGCTTCTTCTGATAGACGCTTACCATTGACCCACCATTCTTTGTCTCCACTAGCATATTCAGTTGCTGGTCCATCAAGCCTATGACGTTTACCATCAACAAACCATGCTTTACATTCATTAGCGTATTCAGTTGCTGGTCCATCAAGCCTATGGCGTTTACCATTGACCCACCATTCTTTGTCTCCATCAGCCCATTCAAACGCTGGTCCATCTAGCCGATGGCGGTTACCATCGACCCACCATTCTTTACTCCCATCAGCCCATTCAAACGCTGGTCCATCTAGCCAATGAGGAATAGTCATGGCTTTGTCTTTGTAATAAAACTTATTACCTTCTTCATCAATTCGAATGTATTGTGCTTCTGGTGTCATGGTTTCCATAGGTCGAGTGTTTTGAGAAAAGCCTCGGCGCGTTGCTCAGCGGTTGCATTCGTAATCCATCCAGCATCATCATTGCGGTTATATTCAGCCTCCCCAATAACGATTGAATACAATTCAGATTCAAATCGTTCTTTTTCAGATGGGGATAATTTCAACCAAGCAGCGTGCATTGCGTTGAGATCCTTTGGGTAGTTAGGGGGCCATGATCTCGCCATGCCCCCTCCGTTGGGGGTATGCCACAGACGGAACTTAATTTCCGCCCCGTCATAGGGCATCATCTTATCCTCGTAGGTGTAGCCAAAGGCTAACGCAATGGCTGTATGTTGTTCGAGCGGGTTCATGGTTTCTTCAAGGCGTTGTTGTATGCTCAATACTTTCAAATCTAAAACCGTATGCCA